GTCTTCTCTAGTATTCTGTTCTCTCATGTTCTCACTACGTGATTCATTTCGTGTCATATTCTTTCCTCCACGCTTACATATTTATATTAGTATATTCGCCATCAGCCGAAGTTACCTTCAGCTTTTCAGCGGCATACTGTTCAAGTGGGATACCCCATTTATTAGCCAATCTCACATCTTCTTTTGAGAGCTTGACTTTTTTTCCTGCGGACGGAGACGAGCGTGAAGCCCCCGACACCACTTGAGCAGGTTGTGACGTGCCTGAGTTATTTTTTTCCTCAGTTTCCTGCACACGATTTGAAGTTTGACTAAAGGCCATTTCAAGCCGTCGATCAATTTCTTCGTAAAATTCTTCATCATTTGGATTATATCCTTGTTCTTTTAGTTCAGCATCTAGTGCAAGAGCGGCTGCTGTTTTAACTGTATCTTCACCAAACCACTTATTTTTTTCAGCCCACTCATTAGCTCTAGGATCGTAGCTAGGCTGTTGTGGCTGAACAGCTTCTGGAATAATTGATGCTTGTTCTTCTTTTTTCTTTAATTTACTTGCAATATTATTTTTATAAGTTTGAACAGTTTTTAAATCTGATTGAGCATTATTTAAAATTTCTTGTGCTTTAAGAACTTTTTCTTTATCTCCCTCATCAAAAGCTTCCATATAAGCCTGTCTGGCAAGTTCGATATTTTGAGTCAGTTGTCTTTCACTAGCATCAAGACTACGAGTTGCAATACTATCTACTTCATTATCTTTAGCTTTAAGATTATTTTGAAGTTCTTTATTTTGTTCTACAAGCCTTTGAATTTCTTCTTCACGTTCTTTGCGCTGCCTAATTAGTTGTCTTATTCTTTTTTCAGCACCCTTAGTTTCTATACCTTCAAGTTCTTTAGGCTGCTCTTCTTTAACTTCTTGAACAACCTCTTCCTGTGTTTCTTGAACAGGTTCTGCCTGTAGCTCTTCTTTTATCTGTACTTCTTCTTGTTCATCTTCTTCAACTTCAAAAGCAACCTGTGTTCCTTCTTCATTACCTTCTGAAACTGTTACAGTTTCCCAACTATCATTATCGTTACTCATTATATTCTCCGTTGTTTACGAAACAAACGCTTTACGTTCATTATATTATATCACACTATAGTGATTTTCCCAAATTAGTTAGAACCTTTTCCTAAATTAAAGGTTGGATCAAGGTCTTTAGCATCTTCTACTTTCATAATAATCTGATCATCAAAGAGAAGAATAAGCCTGATACCCTTATAAAATAGCTTGGTTCCTGCATGTTTGCCGTAGCATACATAGTCACCTACGTTACACCATGCTCCTGCTGGGAATTTTTCTTTATCCATATATGCCAAATTTCCTAACGCTAAAACCTGTGCGACAGTGGTGAGATAAGACATATCTTCTTTAGTAGAATCTGGTAAAAGAATACCACCCTTGGTTACACTCTTAACTGTAACTGGTCTTACCAAGACATGAAATCCCGGTAGGGTGGGTAGTGGGCTGGGATCGGGGGCGTCATCCTCAGTAATCCACATATCGTTTTTTAGTGCGCCGCCTAAACCTACTTGTTGCATCTCTAGTTTTCGTCCTCCATATATATTCGTTTTTTTACAAGGTCTGTTAAATTATCTCTTGCCCACTCTAGGCTAGAGATAGAACCAACAATCTGTCGATAGTGCGAGTAATCTTCAGCAGAACCATTACCCAGTGTTAGTCTTAGATTGTTAATTTCTTTATTATACTCTTTTATTACTTCGTCCCAAATTTCCATACCTAGATGTACATAGTACTCTTACGACTAGGTTTGATTGGCTTCGGGGTTTCCCATGTTTCTTTGGGCCACTCATTAAGCGAACTACGTGTGGTACGTCCACCCGTAATACCTTCAGCATAGGGATCGCCAAAACTTTTTCCGGTATCCTTTACGTGTTCAGGATATCCTTTACCTTTCTTCATCATTAATCATCTCCTGTTGTTGTTGAACAGCCATTTGTACAAGAGCATTTAAAGCCTGTGTATCCATGTCTGCCTTTGTTTGCATTTCTTTATCAAGCAGTTCTTTTATATTACGTAGTACCTGTCGTTCATCTTCTTTATTTAGTTTAAAGTCTTCAATGATTGCTTTGGTCATAAGTTCCATTTGTTTTAGTTTTTCTTTGCTGGAACGATTAGCATCTGCATTATCACGTTTAAGGTTATCAGTAGCAGTTGCTTTCATCATACCAATGATCTGTTCATTTTCTTCAAGTTCAAGCTTCTTATTCTTTAGCTCAAGCTCTGCTGCATTGGTTGCTGTATCTGCCTGAAGCTTCTGTTTCTCAAGTTCAACCTTGGCCTGTTCCAAAGACACAAGCTGTTGTTCAGGAGACTGAGCCATACCCATTGCCTGATTAGCATTAAGAATTTGTTTAGATGCTTCAGCCATAGCCATTTCAGCAGCGGCAGGATTATTCATTTGATCAGGAACCTGTTGTAGCATTTGTTCTGAAATACCACTCATCTGTTCCTGATATTTCATTACAGAATGTTCTTGAATGTTAGCCTGAATAATTGGAGCCACACGTTGCATGATTGGATTAGCACCATTAACGGGGTCTTGTAGATAAGCCATCTTTACCTGTATATGTGCATCATGGTTCTGACCGGGAAACGCTCCAATAGGTATACCCTTTGTAGCAGCCATGATATCAGACACAGGGTCCATTGGTTTAGGTTCGATCTTTGGTGGGAGTATCTCATCTGCATTAGGCATATTAGCTGCATTAAGAATAGTTCTATTCAGAGCTTCCAGATTAAACATTCCCGGCGGTGACTGCTGTGCCATTTGCAAAGCCATATTCGCCATCATCATACGATGTGCGTTGCTGGGAATGTTAGGATCAGATACTGGAATAATATCTATACGTCCATCAAAGTCCTGTCTAAAAATACTACGATCTTCATATGGCACATCATAAGGATATTCCTGTGGAAGATATTCATAGTCAATACGAGCAAGAATACGAAACTCATCCTTCTGAGATTTGTGTACTCTTTTATGAATTGCTGTAAAGAACTTACTACTTGCCTCAAGCAAAGCCATAGTAGTTCCAACGGGTCCATAGGAGGCAGCATCGGAGATAACCTGCTCCGTGCTGTCCGCAAACTTCTGACCAGCAGTAGCTACGAAGTTTAACATCTGGAATAGAGTAGAGGAAGGCTCTTTGTAGGGAAGGGGAATAATAGCCTTTGACAAATCTATACCAGTTGCCTCAACCTCCTTGAACTCGCCGGGAGCAATAGGAGAGTTGTCGCCAACCATCCTCACTCCTTTAGCCTTAAATCCTCCCGGTAGATTTGCAAACTGCCCTGCATCTATTAGCGAACGCATTGCCGCAGTAGCACTCATAGTCAAATTACCAAGGAAGTGTATAAGACCAAGACCATAGAAACCAAAACCCGGTACAAACCTATAATGAACAAAGTGATTTACTTTTTCTTTGTTTGGATCATCTTGTTTATAATTTCTACGAATGCTTAGTATCTGTCTAGACTGTTGCTCAACAGTTACAATGTATGGAAGGGGAATATCTTCCTCCTCAATATCAAGATAGCAGTGCTGTTCCAGCAGCACATACTGAGGATCATTATCTGATGTAGGAGACAACCCAATAATTGTATCCATTTTTTCACTAAAGGGAGTACTAGGATATTCAGAAGGAGAACTTAATTCAACATCTTCATAAACACCAGCTTTAATATCTCTTTTCAATTCAACAGGGCTGCGATAAATAACATGTGTATATCTGTCTGCATTTGAAAGATCAGTAGCATAATAAGAAATATAAAACTGATCAATAGGAATAAACTCTGACTTAGGACGCTTTACGGTGGCATCATAGTACAGCTTTTTAAATGCGGAACCAATCAAGGGGAGATGAAACAACATTCTTTCAAACTCATCAAAGTATTCGGGCATCTGCTCCGTTACCTGATAGTTCATAAAGTTTTGAACTCTGTTAGCCTGTAGTTCTTTTTCTTGTGTAGACTTGCCAAGTATCTGTGATTTGATAGGACCATTAGCAGGAAACAACTCACCGGAAGCTTTTGATTGGAACTTAACAGCAGACTCAATTAACAAGGGGTGTACAGCAGTACATGCACCCTCAAAGGGTTCGGTGCCTTGTTCAAGCTTTAAACCTAAAAGATCAAAGCCACGTTCAAACATCGACTCCCACTCAGCACGGGAATCTTTATCAGCCTCAAAGTTTTCAATTACAGTGGCTGCAATATCTGCAAGTTCATCTTCATCCATATCCTCTGCCATATTACCATACCATTCAGCAATATCTTCAGAGGCTTTCATTTCTACATTTTCAGAAAAGTCTACAATAACACCACCATCTTCAGCCACCTCAAAGGTAGCATCAATGTCTTCAATTTCAGGACCAAGAGGAACTACGTTTGTTTCTTGTTCAGGTATACGATCAAAAGGATTACGTTCAGTTGCCATTATGCAAGCCCCAATAGTTGTTGCGCTCTTAAAGGACCATAAATTCGAGCAAGCTCTACAAATCTACTATTATTTGGAAGGTCCGTTTCTGGGAAAAAGTTTGAAGTTAGTTCTGATGCAGGAATAAATGTATTTTCTACTACAGGAGTATTAACTGATACTGGTGCTGAAGTTCTCTGTACGTAACGCTTAGTACTTTCTGGAGTTGATACTGTATTCACATAGCTTTCTACTTGTTCAGGAGTCATGCCTGAAAAGAAAGACCCCGGCTGTAGTTGTCCTTGTACTGCAAAGGCAGGATCAGCCAGACCCATTGAAGGGTCAGCAGGAACACCGCTTATTGCTTCTGCTCTTTCTGCTTCTTCTAAACCAGCCAATGCATTTGTATAGTTTTGAAGACCATCAGAGGGAAGACTACTTAACGGACTTCCTGTGTAACTAACTCCAGCTCTACCTTCAAAAGCAGGATCAGCCATTCCTATTGCAGGATTATAAGCAGCCTCTTCTTCTGGAGAAAAGAAATCAAAAAAACTATTAACATTACTATCTACAAAACTACCAAAGTTTGCAGCGGCTGTATCAAAAGCTTCGCTAACAGGACCAGTAACTTCATCATAAATACTACTTACTTCATCTACAATTCCTACACCTGTATCACCTTTGGTTGCATTGTTAAGGCCATCTAGTACAGCACCAAACATAGAAGTATTTGTTCCACTAAGTGCCATATCAGAGACTACTCCAAACATACCAGATGGTCCACTGGCTGCTTTTGCAAGCATACCTAGTCCCTGATAAAATCCTTCTTCTCTTGCATTCTCAGTAAAGGCAGCTTGAGGACCAACAGCTTGATTAGGGGAATAACCTAGCATTCCTAAATCTGCTTCGCTAAGAGTGCCAAAGGAGCCTACTGCATTAAAAGCTGACAAAGCCTCCATTGCAGTCATTGCAGGATTTTCTTTTGCAAACTGTGAGAACAAAGCAAGGGTTTGGCTTCTTGGCCCTGTACCAGATGCCATTAATGTTTCAGGATCATATGCTTCTCTTGATAGAGCATTGGGCGCTCTTGCTTCAAACTCTCCACGATAACCTGTACCAAAAGTTTTATATCCAGCTTTTTCAAGTTCGTTCATTGGTGCAAAGTCTTTATAGTAATCAGAAAGCAAACCTGTATTAAGTTGAGTTTGTATTGTATCCATTAAGCTTGTATTTTTTTCTTCTGCTGCTTCTATACCAGCTTCTTTTAGCATATCTAAATAAGTTGCACTAAGTTCTTTTGCTGTGTCTCTATCAATTAAACTATCTAATTGAGGTAACATTTGTACAGGGTCTTGTAGTAATGCCGCAGGGTTATAGTTTGGATACCTTTCCTTCAAAGGCTTATATTTAAGGTTTTTACTGTATGTGTTTGGGCCTTCAT